GTCTGTGATAGCGAAGACGATTTGGTTCGAATCACGATCGATCCGGCTAACAAAATCTTCAAGAAGCCAGAAGTATCGATATCTAAAAATATTTTCAGAGGCCTCGACCTTAAAGGGGAGGTGCATCAGATGCAATTTGTGTACATGGAAGCCAAACAGGATCTTTGTCTGTTGTATGCTCCGAGCCTTAACGGGCCTCCCCTCGATGTCGCTGATGAGACTCCAGAAATAGGCGAAGAAGTCTACAATATCGCCGCGCCAATCGGTTATTCCTTCAAAAACATGATTCCAATTTTATCCGGATATTACTCCGGACTTAACCCGTGGGGATTCGAGATATACACAATTCCAGTAATGGGTGGTAGCTCTGGGTCTCCGGTTTTAAACAAATATAACGAGGTTGTTGGGATGATTGTGATGAGATTGTCAGAATTCAACAATGTTTCCCTCTCACCTCAGAGGGTTTCGATTGCAAAATTTATAAGAAAAGCTATCAAAAACCACAACACTTGTCTTTGTTCGCACCCAAACGAGAAATAATAATGACCAAAAAAAAGTATATCTTTGACACTAGCGTCTTTCTGACTGATTCGCGCGCTATCAATCACTATCAAGATGGAGATATCGTGATACCCTTTAAAGTGCTGGAGGAGGTAGACAAACACAAAAAGAGGCATGACGGCGTCGGTTCGAATGCTAGAAATATAATTCGAATTCTAGATGAATTGAGAGACATTGGTTCTCTTAAAAGCGGGGTAGAATTACCTAACGGTTCTACAGTATATGTGAAGAGTCCTGATACATTCAGAACTTCTCTTCCTAGTGACTTAGACCTGGATAATCCTGATAATGAAATCATCGCAGTGGCGCTGATGGAGAAGCACACCAATGATGATATAATTTTAATCTCTCGCGACATAAACATGAGAGTAAAATGCGATGCCCTAGGAATTACTGCAAAAGATTATATAGTGGGTCAGGTGGTCTCCACTAAGGACAAAGTTTATGAAGGGACGGCTGTGCATATGGTTGACGATCACGTCGTGGAGTCCTTTTATGCTGGAGAAAACACCTTTACAAATGATTCACAAGAAATATACCCAAACCAATTTGTGATGTTGAGATCTAACTCAAACTCCAAAAAAACCGCTCTTACCAAGAATATCTCCTCCTCGATCCCTCTACAGAAGATAGTCGAGTATAAGAAGGGTGTGTGGGGAGTCCGACCAAGAAATCGTGAACAGCGATTTGTCTTTGATTTGCTCATGGACAACAATGTACCCGTTGTGACCCTCATAGGGAAGGCTGGTTGCGGGAAGACCCTCTGCGCGCTTGCTAGTGGCCTTGAACAGGTCATTGAGAACAAGCAGTACACCAGACTAATCGTAACTCGCCCGGTAGAACCGCTGGGGAGGGATATAGGTTATTTGCCAGGTACCATGGAAGAGAAAATGAGACCATGGTTGTCTCCTATCCAAGATAACCTGAAATATCTTATGGGAGATAAGTATGCCTTTGATATGCATCTAAACAGCGGAGCTATTGAGATAGAAGCTTTAACGTATATCAGAGGACGTTCAATCTCTGATGCTTATATCATTATCGATGAATGCCAGAATACTACAATTCATGAGATAAAAACGATATTAACAAGAGTGGGAGAAAATACTAAAATAGTATTATTAGGGGATATTGAACAAATCGATAATATTTACTTAGATGAGACAACGAATGGTCTTACATACACAATAGAAAAATTCAAAGATCACGAACTTGCAGGCCACGTCACACTCAAAAAGGGTGAACGCTCTGCTGTCGCGACATTAGCAGCGAAAGTGTTATAAAGGAGAATAATGCACTACATTACAGAAGAAGAGTATAACGAAGCGATCAAGAATCAAGAGATTGCTGAGAATGACTCAGAACTTAAACAGTATATCTTAAATCATGTAGGTGAAAAACTACAACCCTCAGATGAAAATATAACGACCGAAATGGTTGTTGAAGTCATGGCCGATGAGTTTCCAGAGTTCATGCTAGCCATTGCAGAAGAGAATTGGATTAGAGGATATCACCAGGGATTAATGGATATTGATGCCGGCAAGGAACTCGTCGCGCAGGGGAATTCCCTAGCAGATCAAGAAAATCTCAGCACTAGTGAAGATTAACCTTGACTAAATTATAAAAATATGATAGACTTAAAACATCAATTAAGAAAAAACAACTACTAACCAATTACTTTTCAATATCTTATCATACTTTACGAATTATATCAAGAGGTTAACAAAATATGATGTTGGCAAAAGTTGTGCTAAGTTCCGTTTATTCCTAAGTCGTTGATATCATTTAACTTCTCATTTTTTTACATTTAAATCAACTTTCTTTGGTCGTTTCGAGAAGCCTCCTCTACATACCACAGAAGAGAAAATGGATCTGTTGGATTTGATTATTAACCGCGGATTTGTTTTTCCACTCCCTCCTTTTCCTCTTCCGACATATAACTTTTTATCTATAGGAGGATAATAATATGGCTATTAACAACTGTAATGTACTACAAGGGCGCCACCTCGCCCACGGCACCGCCGACAGCCTCGAAAAGCTGTTAAAGATTGGTGCCAAGTCGGTCACCGCCGTTTCTTGGGCCGCTGATTCGTCCCTAGAGGCCGTCCTTGACGGCATCGCCGATGGTCTAGAGGCCGAGAGACTTCGCGCCCTGGCCGGTGAGAGCTACGTGATGAGCAACGCCTCGACCGACCGCGCCAGCATCCGCGCTGAGTTCGCTGCTGCTGACGCTGCTCTGCAGGCTGACGTGGATCAGAACGAGGCTGACGCTGACGCTGCTATTGCCGCTGAAGGGGCCCGGGCCCTCGCCGCTGAGACTTATCTCACAAACCAGATCTCGGCCCAAGGCGTTTCTGACGCTGCAGCCCGCGCCGCCATCCAGGCTGACGTGGATCAAAACGAGTCTGACGCTGATGCAGCGATTCTGGGCGAGAAGACCCGCGCCGAGGCTGCTGAGGTTGCCCTAGGCGGCCGCATTGACGATGTTCTTTCGAACACCGACCCTGCTGCCCTTGACTCCCTCACTGAGGTCGTCAGTGCCTTCCAGGCTGCTGATGGTAACTTGTCCAGTGCCATCACGGCTGCTCTAGGAACTCACACCAGCGAATTGACTGCCCACGTGGCCGTGCACGCCGCTTACGTGGCTTCCAACGATACTGCTTTGGCTGCTGAGGTTGCCGCTCGTGGCGCCTCTGACGCTGCCATGCAGGCTGATATCGATCAGAACGAGTCTGACGCTGACGCTGCAATTGCTGCTGAAGCTAGCGCTCGTGCTGCTGCGGATAACAGTCTCACTGCCGATCTCGGCAGTGAGGCCAGCACCCGCGCTTCTGCTGACTCCGCCCTCGACGGCCGCGTTTCGGCTCTAGAGACCGAGGAAGGCAAGCTTGATAACGATCTGTACGTCGTCAAGGGTGACGGTGGTAATGGTTACCTTGCTGGCGAATTCGCCTTCCACTTTGGAATCGACGCGCCCCAGATGATCATGAGCCTCGACGCTTCCGGCAACGCCGACGTTTGCTTCAAGAAGAAGGTTGCCTAAAATAATTAAAAACACCATTCATCTTGTGTGAATGTTTTTGGGGATGGGTCTTTTTTAGGGCCCATCCCTTTTTTTATTCTATTTAAGATGACAACAGGAGGAAATGATATGTCGGAGGACAACAAGAGCGAAATTAGAGAAATAAGTTTTCGTTTGAGGGACAGAGATCGAGTTAAGATGATTCAGAGCTTTTTGGCCATGGTGGTCACTTCTTTTGAGAGAGAAGCTAGCCCACATGTGTTGGTGATGAGTGAAAGCATATTGGCGAATGACTATAATGAAGCGCAAAAGGCGATTACGACATACCTAGAGGAGCTAAATTTGTACAAGGACAGCATAGAACAAGTTAATGATCTGATCGATGAACACATCTTCCTAGAATCCACCAAGACAGTTTCCCTCTCCTTTAAGTCGGGTGAGAAAGTCTCCGGAGCCGACTTTGCCGCTATGTCGGCCGGCGCCTTCGAAGAGACTGAAGAAAAGAAGAAAGCAATAAAAAAGAAAATAGAAAAGAAGAAGAAGGCGAAAAAAACCGAAAAGAAAGCTTCGACCAAAAAGCGGGGAGTTTCTAAATAATGGCCTATAATCAAAGTTTTAGACTTTCAAAAGAGGTTGCGAGGATCCAAGCAAAGAAGGGTAGCAACAAAGTAAATCCTACCTTTCGAGCACTAAGCAACGGGACGAAAGTAACTCTTGACTTTGGCCCCGGCACCCCACGAATCGAATTAGTAATCAACGGCGAGTACATTGACGCCAAATTCGTTGTGGCACCCTCTTAGGATATCCAGAATCTTTAACTTTATTCTCCCAATCGATTGTGTTATACTAAGTTATGTTTTACGAAGGAAAAAATCGTTCTCCGGTGAGAGAGTATCAAGTTTATGGGCGAGTTTTTGTTCTCGTTAAAGATCCTCTCCCAGAAGATGTTAACCTCTTCTCAATATTGGAAAAAATAGAAAAATCCATTCCAAATTACCTTTTACATGATTTAGATTCGATTTATATCGGTCAGTTCGAAGAGTTTATTGAGAGAGACATTAACGCCTTTTACAGAGACGGCGCGATATTTGCAACAAATGACCAGATAGACGACTCAGATCTGATGGACGATTTAGTTCATGAGATGGCCCACTCAGTTGAGTCATATTACTCGGCACAAATATACGGAGATGGAGAGGTAGAACAGGAATTCTTAGGAAAAAGAAGAAGACTCTTAGATTTATTGGCCCAGCACGAGCTTGATATTGATTTAAGAGATAAATCTCTGAGAGACTTGTTTTTTGACTTAAAATACTCACAAAAGTTTGATAATATGCTTTATAAGGATATTGGTTACGCGTTGTTGAGCAACATCACGCGTGGACTCTTTTGTAACGCATATGCCGCCACCTCTTTGAGGGAGTATTTTGCTAGCGGGTTTGAGGAATTTTACATGGCGGATCGACAATATTTAAAGAAGATTTCCCCGGCTGTTTTCGAAAAGCTCCAATATTTAAACAATCTAAATGAGGAATGATGCCACACATCTCTTTTTCTGAGCTAAAGAACTGGGATTTCTGTCCCTTTTATCACAAACTTGTTCACATAGATAAACTAAAAGGCTTTGAAGGGAATGAATATACGGCCTTCGGGTCTGCGATTCATAAGGTGTGTGAAGTCGCCGTAATGGATAATGACGCAGATCTTAAAGAAGAATTTCTTAAGAGCTTTCTGGATGAGATCCGAAGCGCCCCTTGTGAGAACAAGAAGCTTTTAAAAGAGATGAAAACCCAAGGCGAAGCGATCCTGCCGGAGATTCTACCGGCTTTAGAAGACTTCTTCGAGAATTACGAGGTTCTTTCTGTTGAGGAGCAACTGTATGAACCAATTAGAGAGTTTATCGAATCAGAGGTTAGCTTCAAGGGATACATTGACTTGGTTCTTAAGACCGACGATGGAAAAGTCCACATAATTGACTGGAAAACTTGTTCGTGGGGTTGGGATTCTAGAAGGAAAGCCGATCCGATGGTAACATATCAACTAACCTTCTATAAACACTATTACGCGAAGAAACACAACATAGACCCAGAGAATATCGAGACTTACTTTGCTCTTCTGAAAAGAACCGCTAAAACGAACAAGGTTGAGATTTTTAGAGTGTCTAGCGGTAAGAAGAGAACTGAAAACGCTCTCAATCTCCTCTTTCGCGCTTTAAAAAATATCGGGTCAAACATGTGCATAAAGAATAGGTTATCTTGTAAGGGTAGATTTGGTTACTGCGATTATTATAAGACAGAGCACTGTCCGTAAAGGAATAAAATGAAAGAAAAAATAAAAGTATTAACGCTGGGCGATCATCCGTTAGCACCTTCGGGCGTCGGCATACAGACAAGAAATGTGTGTGAAGCTCTCTTAAACAGCGGCAAGTTTGAAATAAAAAGCCTAGGCGGCGCCATCAAACATGAGTCTCACACCCCTGTGAAGACGGAACGTTATGGGGATGATTGGATTATTCACCCTGTGGATGGTTACGGCAATCCTGACATGATCAGATCCATTCTTGAGATAGAAAAACCTGATATTGTGTGGTTTATGACTGACCCTAGGTTTTGGGGGTGGTTGTGGGGCATGGAAAATGAAATCAGGTGCGCGGCTCCATTGGTATATTATCACGTTTGGGATAATTATCCTTACCCTAAATATAATAAGAGATTCTATGAGTGCAATGATCACATAGTAGCTATCTCCAAGGTGACTGACGATATTGTCCGGACCGTCGCGCCCGATGTACCGTGTACATATCTACCTCACGCAGTTGACTCGACTGTGTTTAAAAAGTTGTCGATCGACGAGTTCGATCCAAGGCGGTTTAAACAAGACCACGAGGTTGATCCTGATAAAATGGTTTTTTTCTGGAATAGTAGAAATGCGCGCCGCAAACAGAGTGGGTCGCTCCTTTTCTGGTTTAAGGATTTCTTGGATGAGGTTGGTCAGGACAAGGCAATATTGCTAATGCACACCAACACAAAGGACCCGAATGGTCAAGATCTCGACGCGATCATCCGGGAGCTTAAGCTCGACGAGGGCCAAGTGCTTTTTTCACGCGAAGCGGTAAGCCCGGAGCAGATGTCTTTGATATACAATATGTCTGATTGTACGGTTTGTGTTTCTGATGCTGAGGGTTTCGGGTTATCTACCCTAGAATCGCTAGCATGCGGAACCCCCATAATCACAACTATGACTGGGGGGCCTCAAGAGCAGGTAACAGATGGTAGCAATTGGTTCGGGATAGGACTGGAACCAACTTCGAAGTCCATTATCGGCAGTCAAGAGGTACCGTACATATACGAGGATCGTCTTTCGGGAGAAGATGTAAAAAATGCCTTGTTGAAGATGTACAATATGACTCCGGAAGAAAGGGCGACCATGGCCACTCTGGGCCTTGAGCATGTCGAGAAAAATTATAATTTTAAGGATTTTGGCTCAAAATGGGTAGATTTGATGACTAACATATATGAAGAAAATGGTTCATGGTCAACTCGGACTGGTTATAGCGCCTGGACACTGGAGGAGGTAGCATGAGTAAAACAAAAGTATTATTGAGAGGGCCGCTGTTGAGCAGGAGCGGTTATGGCGAGCAAACCAGATTTGCCTTAAGATCTCTTAAAAGCATTGAAGACGAGGTCGATATTTATGTGCGCATAACGGGCTGGGGCGCCACATCTTGGACTATCGAACAGACTGATGAAAAGAGTTGGATTAACGAATTGGCGATAAAGACAGCCACCTACGAACGTCA